CTACAGGTGTTCCGCGGCGCGGCCAAGTCGACCCTGTACGCGGTCTACAAAGCGTGGCAACTGTATTGCGACGGAACGTGGGTATCGCTGATCTGGGCGGCTGACGGGCCCCTGGCCAAGAAGCTCACGCGCGATACAATCAACGTGCTGCGCCGGCACCCTCTGTGCGGCGGCATGCTGCCCACCAAGCCCGGCGCGCAGATGTTCTGGGTATCGGGTGCCATCGACCCGCGTAACGCCAGCATGACCGCTGTGGGCGTGAATCAGACCGTCACCAGCGCCCGGGCCCGCAGCATCGATTATGACGACGTCGAGGTGCCCAAGAACATCCGCACCGCCGAGGCCCGCGAAAGCCTACGCGCCAAGATTCAGGAAGCCACTTTTATTCTGGTGCCGGGCGGACAGGAAACCTACATCGGCACACCGCACACGCACGATTCCATCTACCCGGAGCAGATCGCCGCCGGCGCCGCGTCGCTGACCATCCCGCTCTTTGAGGATTCGATCCGCTACGAAGACAGGGTCGATACGCGCACCTCGTTCCCGGTGCCGTTCCGGCCGGGCCCGGACGGTCTGTATGTCATGGTCGGCATCCACAAGCACGCCCGCCTGCTGGTGCAGGACCGTGATTACCGCCTCGAGCGTGGCCACGTGGTCTTTGCCGCGCCGCCGGGTGCCGTGCTGGATATCTATTCGCGCTGCACCTGGCCCGAGCGCTTCACCCGCGAGGACATTGAAAAGCGCCGACAGAAGACCCGCACGCTGAATTACTGGGACAGTCAGTACCAACTGCATGCCAAACCCATCAAGGAGTGCCGCTTGGACCCCTCTATCATCCGGCCGTACGCGCTTCATCCCACTATGGAGCGCGCCAATCGTTCGGTGCGCATGATGCTGGGCAATGTCCAGATCGTCAGCGCGCGGGCCTATTGGGACTGCGCCCTGGGCAAGATCAATGGCGACACGTCCGCGTTTTCCCTGATGTTGGACGATGCTGCCGGCAATATCTACTGGCACGTGTGCGAGGGCTTGATGGGCGAGTTTGCCGAGTTCTCGGACAACCGCAACGCCAAAATCATCGGCGGCCAGGTCATCCAGGCCTGCCGGCTCATTGAGCGGTTCAACATCCCCAATGTCTACGTGGAGACCAACGGCAACGGGGCATTCGTGCCGCAGCTGCTCAAACAAGCGCTCAAGCAGGAAGGGCTGCATTGTGGCGTGAAGGACGTGCAGGTCGGCACCAACAAGAACGAGCGCATTCTGGATGGCCTGGAACCGCCCATGAAGTCCGGCGTGCTGTGGGCGCACGTAGACGTGCTGGACGGCCCCATGTGGGACCAGATGAAGGACTGGGACCCCAGCATCAAGAACCAGCCTGATGATTATCTGGACAGCGGCGCCGGTGCCATCCTGCAAGCGCCCGTGCGCATTGGCCGCATGGTGCGGGAAAAAGCCGAGATTTCGAACGGCCTTCAGGGGCAAGATTGGCGTCCATCAGGGGGTGTCCACGAGGTCACCCTGGAAATCTAGCCGCGGGGCACGCCTTGCGGCACTTCGGAGCCGCCGCCGTGACCGTTCCCGCCCAGACCACGACCCGCACCACCGCCGTCGGCAACGGCATCACCACGCAGTTTTCCTTCGACTTTCTCTGCCTGGAAGCGCGGGACGTGCGCGTGTCAGTCAGCGATGTGGTTGTCGACCCATCCCAATACACCGTCTCCGGCCTGGGCCAGCACCAAGGTGGCGCCGTTACTTTCCTGATCGCGCCTGCCTACGGCGTTCCCATTTTGATGGAGTTGGCCGTGGTCGCCGACCGGCTGACCGATTACCAGCACTTGGGCGACTTCATGTCCAAGACAGTCAATTTCGATTTTGACCGCATTTGGCTGTCGATGCAGGGCGCCCTGGGCAACCTGCGCCGGGCGCTGCAATTGGGCACGTATGACGTAGACGGCACTGGCTCATACCGTGCCAACGGGAACCGGATTCGAGATGTCGGGCGGCCCGAGACGACAACGGATGCGGCTCGCAAGCAGGATGTGGTCGAAATGCTGGCCGATCTGTCCACTGATGGCTCCGGGCAATTTGTTGTGGAACGACTGGCTGATACTGCGGACTCTGATAATGGCGCGGCGATGGTCGGAATAAAAGTGGCGCCCACGTCGGTGACCCGGACGTTACTTGAAAGGGCCCAAGACGTCATCAACGTTAAAGACTGGGGAGCGAAGGGTAACTGGGATACTTCTACTCAGACCGGAGACGATGATACATCGGCAATTCAAGCGGTTATCAGCTATCTTCAAGGGATTGGGGACCGCAGAAAAGGAGGTAAGCCCGTCATTTACTTCCCACCCGGGAACTACAAACTTAGCTCGGTGAGTGTGCCATTTTCCAGCTCTCTGACATTTGGCGTCGTGTTTGTGGGGGATGGGGCTGGGGCTAGCAATTTATGGTTCGATGGCGCGCATTCGGGCCCTGGAATCAACTGCGAGGTCGAGGGGGTCTTGTTCAGAGATCTGGCTATGTTTGGCGCATTGCGCGAGGCTGCACCAGACACCGAATGGAAGCCTGTCCTATTCCGATGCAAGCAGCCGGCAAGCAGAAATTTCCCAGACATTGACGTCACGTTTCAAAACTGTGTGGTTGGCTATGCTGATGCGATAGCAGAAATCTTCGGGCGAGGATTTGTGTTCAATGGCGGCAACGTGAATCACGTCCAAGCGCTCCTGAACATCGTATGCAGTACAGACACCGTTTTTGGGTCGACGCCCTCGAATTCCGTTGAAACGGGGATGCGCCACTATACGATACGCAATGTTCGCTTCGACATCGTCGAAGACGCGATCATCAAAGTAACGGGCGACGGTCCACAGATCGACTACATCAACGACATCCTGGTTGAGGGGAATGATTTTGTTGGTGTAAGCATGGCCATCAACGCGGCCGCCGCTGGGTTGAATGGTGTAGTGCTATCCGGCAATAATTCCATCAATTCCTTTGATAGGAAGGTGGTTCTTGCCAAGAAGGTCACGAGCGGCCAGGACATAGGGAATAACTGGACGAACTGGTACAACACATCGTTTCAGCCAGTTAACACTCGGACAGATCTGCGCATTCCATGGCTTTGGGAAGCGGTCAATAATATTGAAGGGCTCATCATCGATGGGGTGTTGGCCAGTCATCTGATGTACGGCGCCGTCCGCGCGCCCGGCGCATGCAAGTGCATTACCATCTCGAACTGTGTTTTCCCCCACGCATTCACATCGCCTCCAGACGCAGGCCGAACACTATTCAGTTCGGATGCAGACTGCACGAATCTTGTTATAGAGAATAATCAGTTCGCCGGAACGGGTCAGCATTCAGGCGTGATGCGCCTGTTCAACAATGCCGTCCAGACGGCGAAGCAAGCACGGGTTTTCAACAACCTGGCGCCATGGAACTGGTCGGTACAGCATTTTTCCTATACGCCTGTACTGTATGTGGGAAGTTCTCCCTCGGCTACGGCGGCCAGTCAGGCTCAAGGTAGGTATTACGTCTCCGATGGGTTTGTGCACGCGACATTCTCTCTCCAGATTAACCCATCAGAAACATCCGGCGACCTGTCAGTGTCTTTGCCGCCGGTCGCCGCGATTGCGGAGAACCAGTCCATAACATCGAACGTCTCCGGTCGTGGTCTCTTGGAGACCTACGCAGGACTGAGCGTGACTGACGGATATTCCCCATATTTGCGGATAAACGCCACCAATCAAAGGGCGGAGCTTTACTACGACCGCGGCCTTGCGCCGGCAAAGATCACGGCGGTATCCAAGACAGGCGTCATTATTCTTTTCGGATTCATATCCTACCGCTGCTGAGCATTGTAGCGATCAGAAAAAGGGACTGCCGTGCAGGACAGCGACAAATACCTCTCCGAGGCTTTCATCAAGAGCTTGCACGCTCAGGTGGTGGAAATGAAGGGTGATATGCAAACTTTCTCTGAAGCCACCCAGCGCAATGCCGACGCGATTCAGCAGATCGAGAAAAACACATCGGACGTCGTCGAGCTCTTTCGTTCTCTCGAGGGCGGCTTCAAGGTGCTGCAGGGTATCGGCAAACTGGCCAAGCCCTTGGCCTACATCGCTATGGCGATCAGCGCAGGGGTGGGCGCCTGGGCTGCTGTGCGGGGGATTCTGAAATGAGCATCCGCAACAAGATCGCCGCGGGCTCTATTGCCCTGGCCAGCGCCGGCCTGATCGCCTTCATAGGCAAGTGGGAAGGTCACGAGAACACCGTCTATCCCGACAAGCTGGCCGGCCACCTGCCTACTGTCTGCAAGGGCATCACCAAGCACACCAGCCCGTACCCGGTCATCCTGGGCGATTACTGGTCGGACGCCAAATGCGAAGAGGTCGAGCGTCTGGTCATCAGCAAGGGCCAGTTGCGCCTGGCCGACTGCATCACCAACCAAGACGTCACGCAAAACGTATTCGATGCGCTGTCCAGCCACGCGCACAACGTCGGCACGCCCAGCACCTGCGCAAGCCGGGCCCTGGGACTGATCAACGCCGGCCGGATGCGCGATGGCTGCAATGCGCTGGCCCACGGCCCGGACGGCAAGCCGGTGTGGTCGTACACCAGGCAGCCGAACGGCTCCTACAAGTTCGTGCAGGGCCTTTATAACCGGCGCTTGGACGAGGTGAAGCTATGTCTATCCGGTTTGCGCTGATCGGCGCCGCGGGCGGGGCTGCGCTTTTGGCCGTAGGCTGGGCCGCGTGGAACTGGCACGGCAGCAGCCGCTACGACGTCGGCTACAAGGCCGCAGAAAAAGCCATGGCCGCCGAGGTGGCCATCGAATCCCTGGCCAGCGCCAGCCGTTTGGCCGCGCTGGAAACCGCCCATCGAGAAATTGAAAGGCTGAACGATGAAAATGAAAATGCTCTTCGTGCTGCTGTTGACGCTGGCAGTGTCCGGCTGCACGTCAATGCAAACTGCCCCGGTGTGCCCGAAGCCGCCGACCCCGGCATGGGCGAACGAGCCCGCCCCGAACTTGCTGCCGCTGCTCGACCGGATTATCACGCCCTCCGAAGCGGGCTGATCAAGATCCAGGGCGATCTGGACCTGTGCCGCGCTGCAGTGCGGGAGCTGACCGAGCAGACACAAAAAAGCCCGCTCAAGGCGGGCAGTTGGTGAATTCGGGTGGTAAGAAATCTAAGTCATTGATCTGAAAAGGTGCGAGAATCCCTTACAAGGCGTAGGTCACAGGTTCGACCCCTGTAGCACCCACCAAACTGCTTCAAGAATGAAGGACTTATGAGTATCGTCTCGTAAGTCCTTTTTTCTTTTCTCTCGCCCGCCGGCACTTGGCTTGCTTGCTCCTTTACTGTGGCTTTCCTTTATCTGAATGTGTCTGGACAATTTTTATGTTGCAGTGCACAATAGATTTCAAGTCATAAGTAAAAAGGAGGAGCCTGGGATCTTTAGCAATGCAAAAGATCGTCAGCCAGGCATCGCCATTTATGAACGAATTGGATTTTCGTCTGTTGACCGAACATGCCTCCGACATGATCTGTCTGGTGGATGGCGGGATGAAAATGACTTATGCCTCGCCGGCCTGCGAGCGGCTGCTGGGCTGGAAGCCCGACGAAATGATCGAGAAGGGGCCCGACGTTTTCGTGCATCCGGACGACTTGCCGTCTATTTGCAAAGCGCATGAGGAACTGCTCAGGCATGGTGTCGATCCCGCTCCTACCGTGGTGCGCATGCGCAGAAAAGCGGGCGGCTATGCGTGGATGGAGATCAGCGCCCAGTTGATTCCCGCTGCGGCGGGGCAGAGCGGACATCGGGTCGTGCTGGTCATGCGAGACGTTTCGACATGCAACAGATCTCACGCCGCTTCATTCGCGCAGGCGACGGGCAACGCCCTCGCGAGCGGCAGCCACCGGCAATATAGTGAAAAGATGGCGTCGCACATCATTACCGACGTAGGCATGTATCTCACGGATCCCGGACGAATCGCCTTCGTGGAATCGATCAGCCGCAACGCCGACGAGGTGGTGTGCAGCGGTTATGTGCTGGGCCACGGGCGACGCAAATCGCCCGTGCAATTGCTGGAATGGCTGCCCGATGGAGAATGCGTCACCGAGGGCGAAAAACACCACCGCATTACGCAGCGCATCTGATCGGCGGCCGCTACCCGGATACGCTCAGGCGCACTGTGCCGGAGCAAAGGGTCATGCCCAGCGCAAGCCGTCCCTCGTCGCGAACGAGAAGATGGACGCAGTCCACCTCGGCTTCGGCGGTGAGCCGGCTGCGGGATTCCTGGCCTTCGCGGGCGGGCGCCTGGACGATGATGTGCTCGCGCCAGGTGACCTTGGCGGTGGCCGCGTCAGTGCCGTGCGTGACGACGTCGCGCAAGTTCATGTCCAGTGAATAATCGGCGATGCTTTCCTTGCCGGCGGCGGCGCCGAACATGCCGCCCAGCTGCAGGATGTCTTCCTTCTCGAGCGTCATGGCGACGCTGCCCGTGTGGGCGCCGTCTTTCTGGATGCGCACGTCGACCTGGAAACAGGCGCCGTCGGCGACGTTGGTGTCGGTCCATTCGAGGATCATGCGCGGATCGTAGTCGCGCATCAGCCCCTCGGCTTCTTCGCAGATGCGCTGCAGATATTTGCGCACGTCTTCGGTGGACAAGCCTTGTGTGTCGGAAATCATGACTTGCCCTCCTCGACCGCCTGCTTCAGGTCCTCATCGGAAAGCATGCGTGTATCGGGGTCGGCCGTACCGCCGTCGGGCGGCGAAAAGCGCAGCTTCTCCATGTAGGGGGTGGGTTTCTTGCGGCGATAGTCGGCGAATTCCTTGGCGTAGTACCGGCGAGCCTGCTCGGTGTCCCTGGCGCCGGTGGCGATGTCGTGCATCAGATTCAGCGCCAGGAAGTTGGCCTGCTCGTCATGACAGCGCGCCGAGACCTCGCCCTCGGTGCGATTGACCACGACGCTGCCGTCGAAGGCGCAGATGTCTCGAGCTTTGGCGATGGGAAACCGGTAGTCGATGACCGATTCCACCGAATCCAGGTGGGGAGCCGGAAAATTATGCTCGTGCACCTGCCGCGAGGCTACGATACGTTTCCATGGCCCCGGCCTGTGCCAGGTGACCTGGCTGGCGTTGACTTCGTCGGGTTCTCCGTACTGGTCGACGACGAGTTGCGCGGCTTCGCGCGCGTCCTCGGGCCAGTCGGCGATGGATGGGGAGTAGGGTTTGCCGGCCATGGCGTCCTCCGATGAATGGATAAGGTACGAGCGTGGGCCAGCAATCGGCATTCCCTGCCGGGAAAGCACTCGGCCCGCGAAGCGGTGGCTTCGCGGGCCGAGTGTGCCGGGAAGACGGTTAATCCGCCGCCGCGAAAGCGCCGTCCTTGATGGTCAGCATCATCTGGGCCTGCTTGTCGAAGCCGAAGTGATCGTCCTTGGTGTAGGTGATCACGCCCTGGGTGACGGGAATGCTGCCGTGGGTTTCGAGCGCATCCTTCAGGGCGGTGCGGAACTCCTGAGTGCCGGGCTTGCCCTTTTCGAGCGCCACGGGCACCACCTTGTCCAGGATCAGATAGGCGTCATAGGCGTGGGCGGCGAACTGATTGCGCGAGCCCTCGCCGTTTTTCTTTTCGTAGGCGTTGACGAAGTCGACCGCGATCTTCTTGGAAGGGTGGGAGTCGGGCAGGCCTTCGGGCAGGACGGCCAGGCCCGAGACGACGAAAGAGCCTTCGACCGCCTTGCCGCCCAGGCGGATCAGGTCGCGCGAGGCGGCGCTGTGGGTCTGGTAGATTTTGCCCTTGTAGCCGCGCTCGACCACGGTGGTGTGAGGCATGGCGGCGCCGCTGCCCGAGGCCACGATCAGGATGGCGTCCGGCTTGGTGGCGATGGCCTTGAGCGCCTGCGCCGTGACGCTGGTGTCGGCGCGGGCATAGCGTTCGGCGGTGGTGATCTCGAT